GACGAGAATTCGGCACAGGATGCCAAAACCATGCTGGATGCCTGCAATGCCCTCATGATGGAGTTCGATTGCTCCGTTATCCTCGTCCACCACACTGGTGTCTCCGACGAGGCCCAACACCGGGCCAGAGGCTCAAGCGCCTGGCGCGGCGCACTCGACATCGAGATTTCCATCGTGCCTGGCAAAAAAGACCAGCCCCTTCAAATCGTCCAGCGCAAGTCCAAAGACGCTGAACTGGCCGAGACCATATATGTTGACCTGCAACAAGTGGCCATCACCGGCTGGCTTGACGAGGACGGTCAGCCAGTGACTTCAGCGGTCGTGGTTCAGGCCAATCCGCCAGTTATTGATAAAAAGGATAGCAAGATCACCAGCCACCGAAAAACCTTTGAAAACGGCTGGTGGGCCTCCGGTGCCGAGGAACGCAACGGCCAGCCTTATTTATCCCGGTCGGCATTCATGGATTATCTGACCCGGAAACTAGACCTGTCTGAAGCATCCGCCAGGCAATATATCAAGCCAAGTGCGCCCGGAAAGCCCGTTGCTGACCTCTTGGTGGCCGAGATTATTGAGGCTTTTGAGCAGGGCTGGATTGTTATTGACCCGGTTCAGGCATCCTCAATGCTCATCAGAAAGGTGGAGAAATGAGAAGTTATACACAAGTTATCCACAGACTTATCCACAGGATACATTGTGGTAACTGGTAACTGTAACGTAACTTTTGGTAACCAGTTACCGAGGGCAAAACAGCGATTCTTGGTAACGTAACGTAACTCCCCCCTTAGGGGAGTTACCTAGTTACCAGATCGATGCGGTCGAAAATGGTACCAAATGATCTTGATGACACCAATACTTGATAAGAGACTAAGGACATGGCAATCGACGGGATCGGCAGGCCAGCGCTTCTCAACACAAAGTATTTCCAACGGACGCTCAAGCCGGTCGAGCGCCAGATTCTGCTAGAGGCTGGCGAGGGTGATATCAGTGCTGGATTCCTGGTGGTGCTCGATCTCTACCGCCATGCCCACAACATCGGCTATAGACCCGCTATGGCGCTGGAGTGCGTCAGTGTAGCCATGCACCCTGTCGAGTGATATCGATGCAGTGGTGATGATTCTGGCGGTTCCTCAGGGGTTGTGATATTAAATAAATCAGTGGCATCATAAATTTTACTTATGACCCCATTAAATTATCTGATTAGGTGGTGCGGGAAGTGACCAGGTAGGGCAGGAAGTGACCATCCGCGTCACATAGTGACAATTTTTGTCACTTCTGGGGTGGTTTCGGCCTCCGACCGTCCAGACTGTGGGCATCGAGCGTTCAGACTGTAGACTTTTTATGCGAAGTGCAGTGCAACATAGGCTTTTGAGCTGCTTGCCAGTGCGTTGACCGCGGTAACCCATTGATTCTTAAGGGTTGGTGCAGCGCAATATCGTATAACGTGTATTATGTCAAATTCCAGAATCGACGATATGGGGGGGGGGTGGGCCTGGGGCTTCGCGTAATTATTGTTGGTGCCTCCCCCCCACAAAAAAAGTGAAACTAGGAAATATGCTACTTTACGGGCATGGATATGACTGAGAACGAAACCAAACTCAAGCGCAACGTAGGTCGGCCTCTAGGCACGAAGATGATCGGTCGACCACCGTCTCCACTGGTGTTAAAGACTGACCATCAGCGGATTGGGGAACTGAAGAAACTGTTGATCAATGGTGCTGGTGAGCTGGTGGTGAACAAGGCGATTGAGATTGCGCTGAACGACAACCACCCTTCGCAGGCAGCGATGATCAAGCTGTGCATGGACAGGACTTTACCTGTCAGCCTGTTCGAGAAGGATAAGCAGCAACGGAGCGCGGTGACTATCAATATTACTGGGTTGGGGGCGGTGGTTGAGGATGCGGCTACGATTGACGCGGCAGTTATTGACGCAAAGGATGTAACGGATGTCTGACCTGACGTTTGCACTTTTGCCCTGGCAGCAAACGGTCTACCTTGACCAGACGCGCTTCAAGGTCATTGCTGCTGGCCGAAGGTGTGGCAAGTCTAGGCTGGCGGCAACGATTCTGCTGATTGAAGCATTGCGCTGCCCGGCTGGTAGTGCGGTGCTGTATGTTAGTCCCACCATGGGACAGTCGCGGCAGATCATTTGGGATTTGCTGCTGGACTTAGGCCGGGAGGTGATTCAGTCCAGCCATGTGAACAATCTTGATATTACGATGATTAACGGCGCGAGGATTTATGTGCGCGGGGCAGACAGGCCGGATACCTTGCGGGGTGTGAGCCTGACGTATGCTGTGCTGGACGAGGTGGCGGACATCAAGCCGGCCGCCTGGGAGCAGGTCATTCGGGCCAGCTTGTCGGATAAGAAGGGTGCGGCGATGTTCATCGGCACGCCTAAAGGCCGGAACTGGTTTTTTGACCTGTGGAATTTGGGGCAGGATGAGCAGGATAGCGATTGGAAGTCATGGCACTTTACGACTGCCGACAATCCGCTGATTGACCCGACTGAGATTGAGTCTGCGAAAAAGACGCTATCGAGCTTTTCCTTCAAGCAAGAGTATATGGCGAGCTTTAGCAATGCGGGTTCGGACATATTCAAGGAAGAATGGCTGAAGTATGGCGAGGCACCGGAGCATGGGAGCTACTTTGTAGCGGTGGATCTGGCTGGCTTTGAGGAAGTGGCGAAGCAGGCGGCGAATGTGAAGAAGCGCCTGGACGAGTCTGCGATTGCGGTGGTGAAGGTAACGGAGGACGGGCAGTGGTTTGTGGAGGAAATTGAGCATGGACGGTGGGATATTAGAGAAACATCGGCCAAGATACTGATGAAGATGCGGGATTATCAGCCGATAAGCGTGGGCATTGAGCGCGGGGCGCTGAAAAATGCTGTGCTGCCGTATTTGTCGGACTTGATGAGGAAAAACAACGTCTATAGCCACATCATCGACCTGACGCATGGCAACAGAAAGAAAGCTGATAGAATCATTTGGTCATTGCAGGGCCGGTTTGAGCATGGGCGCATTGTGCTGAACAACAAGAAAGACTGGTCTGACTTTGTAGACCAGATCATTATGTTCCCGGCGCAAGGTGTGCACGATGACCTGCCGGATGCGCTGAGCTATATCGACCAGTTGGCGGTGACAAGCTATTTTGAGGAAGAAAACGAAGATTACATCTGGAAGCCGATGGACATCATTGCGGGGATTTGACTATGGAACAAAACGAATATCAGCAACCCACTGAAAACGACAAAGAACTGACAGCGTTTGTCGTTGACCACTGCGACCGGTGGCGGGATTATAGAAACACCAATTTCATGACCTCATATCTTGAGTATGAGCGTATTTTTCGTGGTGAATGGGCATCTGAGGACAAAACGCGGGAATCAGAGCGCAGCCGGATTGTTACGCCAGCCACACAGCAAGCCGTTGAGACTCGCCATGCTGAGATTATGGAGGCGATCTTCGGCCAGGGTGACTTTTTCGACATCAAAGACGATTTGCAGGATGTAAACGGCAATCCGCTGGACGTTGAGGCACTAAAAGCTCAGATGATGGAGGATTTCAAGGTAGACAAGATCCGCAAGTCGATTGACCAGATTGAGTTGATGGCGGAAATCTACGGCACTGGCATTGGCGAGATCATTGTCAAGACGGAGCAGATATTTGAACCGGCGACAAAGCCGATTTCGGGCGAGATGGGGCAGGCGGCGATTGGCGTGGTGGAAAAAAGCCGGATTGCGGTGAAGATTGTGCCTGTAAACCCCAAGAATTTCCTGTTTGACCCGAACGGCACGACGATTGATGACTGCATGGGCGTGGCGGTTGAGAAGTATGTCGGCATCCACAAGATTGTGCAGGGCATGGAGTTGGGTATCTATCGCAAGGTGGATATTGGCACTGCTTCGGAGGACACGGATCTGGAGCCGACGCAGGAAGTGACGCAGTATCGTGACCAGAAAGTGCGCGTTCTGACCTACTACGGTCTGGTGCCGAAAGAGTATCTTGATAATCTTGAGGAAAACAAGGAAGTTGTTGAGTTGTTCCCCGATAGCAGCGTGGCCGATGACTATTCAAACATGGTCGAGGCCATTGTGGTCATTGCAAATGATGGCGTGCTGCTGAAGGCTGAAGCTAATCCTTACATGATGCGAGACCGTCCGATTATCAGCTATCAGGACGATACTGTGCCGAATCGGTTACTCGGGCGGGGGACGGTTGAGAAGTCTTACAATATGCAAAAGGCGATCGACGCGCAAGTGCGTAGCCATCTGGACAGCCTGGCGCTGACCACATCCCCGATGATGGGCCTGGACGCAACCAG